ATAGTAGTCTCTCATTATAATTGGCTTGTTAGTTAAAGATTTGTGAGCTGGCTTGTTAGCTCTAGCTCTTTTTGTAGATGCTTTTTGCATTTCAGAACCATAAACTAATACTCTTAAAGCATCAGTGTTACCAAAACCAACATCATTTAAGTGATCACCAGAACCATAAGGTATAGCTACAACAGTAGCACTACCAGCATCAGCTGTCTTAACATAAGCTCTACAAGTAGTAGTAGCGTTAGCTAATAATACTTGATCACCTGGTCTAATACCGTGAGTAGTTGATCTATCATTTCCATCGACGTCGTTTTGAATTGTAATAGTACTGTTTGTTGCGTCACCACCTACAACTGCAGTGTAAGCTAAGTGTAATCTACCTTGCTCAGTCCAAATAACCTGATCAGCAGACATAGCTTCTTCAGCTCCTACTTGTGCAAGAAAACCAGAAATTGTACGTTTACCGTAAACTTCAGCTTCTTTTTCCATAAGATCTGGTACATATTGTTGCGCCCAACCGTTGCCATTAGCAGTAAAGTCTAAATAGTTTTCAGCTAGAGTCGCTTGTAAAGGAGAGGCTGCCATTCCTGGAACACCTCCATTAAAACTTGATATTGACATTTTTATTTATTTTTAAATTATTGTTTAAATTTGTTTTTGATTTTAAAAGTTGGAACAGAACTATCATCAAGTATTCTAACTTTAGGGCCGCTAGTATTTTCGTTTGTTAACGATTGTCTAGGGTCCATATTAACATTTTTAGACTTTGCTATAGTTTCTTTTAACGCATCTGCTTTTCCTTGTTCATAAAAGTGATTAGCAATAGCGTCTGAGTTCATAGCTGTAAATAAAGATTTATGATAACCCGCAGCATCTGACATTTCGTTATTTTCGTTCAAGAACTTCTTGACAAAATTATTAATATCGCTTTGGCTTTCTTTTACTTTATTAACGTCTTTAACGTTAAACCTATATCTTTTATCACCAACTTTGTATTCAAAGCCTTTAAAATTATTAAAAACTTCGTTAGTTTTGTTTAAAAAAGTATTAGTCTGTTTTTCAACTATTTTATTATTCTCCTCCGACTCTTTGTTATATCTATTAAAAAAGTTAATAGCTTTTTGTTGTTCAGGCGTTAGCTTTGAACCAGCTTTAATTTCTTCATAGTATTTGGACTTTTGCCCGTCCAGGTGGGCTTTCGCGCTGGCAACTTGCTCTTTAAGCGCTATTTTCTTTTTTCTCACGTCTCTTTCTTCTTCTATTTCTTCATTGTAAATAAAATTATCTTCAATTAAAAAATTTATTTCATCTAGTGTTAAGTGAGGTTTTGTTTGCTTGTAATACTCTCTTAATATAGCCATATCATCATAGCTGGCATAATCTTGATTAAGTCTTACATAGTCTTCTAAACTACCACCAGTTTCTTCCATAAAGTCTATAACTTTTTGTAAAGACTCTGGCACAGTAGTACCGGTCTGCTCTGTTTTTGTTTCAACTACTTCTTCAACTGTCTCCTTTACTTCATCTTTAACTTCTTCTAGTACTGGAGTTTCTTGTGCTTCAGCTTCCGGTTGTATTTCTTCTTGTTTTTCTGTGGGCTCGGCGTTTTTAGGCTCTGCAACCACTCCGCTGTTGTCAGCGTTATTTTCTTTAGTTTCATCTTGTTTTGGTGTTGGTGGTTTTTTTAAGTCAACTTTGATAACGTTGTCATCGTTAGCGCTTTTAAATTTAGTTTCTTCAACTGGTTGTTCAGTTGCTTGTGTAGTTTCTTCAACTACGTTTTCTACGTTTTCTTCCATAATATAATATAATAATTAATAATAATTTATCGAGGCTCAAATGAACCTAAATCAAAGCCGCCTCCTAATATATCATTACCTGCAGACTCAAAGTTTTTAGGTGTATTACCAGTATTTCTTTGCTCTATAAGTTCACTTTGTTGAGTAGCTTGTATTCTAGTTCGTTCGTCCTTACGATTTTCTTTTTCAGTTTCTTTCATTGTGCTAGCCTCAGACTCCATTTGTTTTAACTTAATATTATAGTTAAACTCAACTTCCATTAGTTCTTTTTTGTATTTAACTTCTTCTGCCTGTCGTTGAGATTCTAGTTGAGACTTCATTTGCTCTAACTGCATTTCAAGCTCCATGTTTGCTTGATTTTTTTGTATTTCAGCTTGTGCGGCAGCTTGTGCAGCCTGTTGATTAGTTTGAGACTGCATTTGCATGTTTTGCTGTTGTCTAAATTGATCTTTGTCTTGCTTTTTTCTTCTACGTATTTTTAACAGTTGATTAGCAAGTTTTATATTTTTTATTTCTCTAAGATCAATAGCATCTTCAAGCTCTATGTTTTCTTTTGATAAAGCAACCTGTATGTTGTTTTCTAGCATTTGCTTTTCTTCTTCGTCAGGTTGTAATTCTAAAAATATACCAAAATCATACAAGTGTAAGTCTTTTATTTCTTCTAACGTAGCAACATTATGCGCTCCTATTTGCTGTATAAACGCGTCTTTTGTTGGTGAGTACTCTATAATGTCAGACACTCTTAATGATAAAGCTTGTGCGACTTCTGATGTTAAAAATAAACCAGCTTGTAGTATATGCCTTGTAGCTGTATTGCTATTTGCTGCAGCTAGTTTTTGCACTCCAACTAAAGCGTTTTTATCTGGCATAGTACCGTCTCTAGCTTCGTTAAGACCAGTTGCATCTCTAATCATTTGCATGTAGTAGTTGTACGTACCTATTAGACTTTGCATTTTAGCACCACCATTACCACTAGTTATTTCTTGAATAGGAACTTTGCCCGGGTTCATATCGCCATCAGATGTAAATGATCTACCAATTATCGAACCTGTTTGAAAAAACATATTTAAAGCTTCTTGTGGATTATAGTTAGTGCCATTACCTAAATCTATTTCAGCAAGACCATCTGCGTCTAAATATATACCATCTGGTACCATGCGAGACATTACTTGCTGTAGCTTTAAGTGTGTTAGTTGTATCATATCAGCAAAGCCAGTTACTCTACCAACTAATGACTCTATACGACCTTTATACATTCGTGGCGCAACTATAGAATAACACATTTTTACTTTAGTATGATCGCTTTTAGGCCTTAGCATATTTCTAGACATCTCCCACTTTAACATTTTGTTAGCGCCTAATATTATAGCACCTTCGTAAACAACCTCTATTTTTCTAGATATTTTACTAAAATCTTCAGATGTGCTTGGTGGGTTAAATGTATCGTCTTTTTCAATAGCTTTTTGACCGCCGTCTTTTTTGTTTTTTAACTTGTAAGTTTCGTTGTTATAAGTTTTATAATTAAAATATAAAACATCTACTTTGTTTTGATCTGATTCATCTGCATAAGTAGTTTGATTTTTTATTGACGTAGATCTTTTGTTGCTACCCCTATGTATTTCTTCTAAATCAGCTTGGGTTAAATTTGGAAACTGTTTTATTAGTTCGTTAAAAGGTATTGTTTTTACTTCACCAACATAATATATGTCATCAAAATACGGAGACTCTGTGTAAGAGTAAACTAAGTTAGCAGGATCAACATAATCTATGGTAACACCTTGAGATGTATTAAAATTTGTTTTTACACAACCAATACCTAAAACAGTTAAATCGTAATAAAATCTTTTCTTTGTTAATTCATAATTATTACCTTCCATTAAAACATTTAAAGCTTGCTCTTCAGCTATTTCTATAGCTTGTTTATATGTTAGTTGCATATGAAGTTTTAACTCTTCTTCTGTTTCTGGCAAATCTTGTGCGTCGTTTTCTCTAATGTTTATACCTAAGTTTTGCTCAGCAAAATTAGCAAGATCTTTTGTTCTGATGTCAGCAAGCATTGACTCCATGTAGTCAGTTCTTTTTGCTACACCATAAGGATCTTGAGAGTACGCTTTTATATCAAAAGTTCTTTCTGCAATACCATTTACAACTATATCTACAAACTTAGGTATAATAGGTACTGGCTTCCAGTCTAAATTAAGATAAGACAAATCACCGTTTATAGATAACTCATCTTTATATTTTT